TGGAATAAGACACTTCATGCAAGGTGCTATGCCGGAGCTTGCTGCGGGTGGTGCTGCGTTCGGTTCTGTGTTTGCGGTTAGAGAAGTATTTAAAGGCACTTCCGAATTAGAATCCTTTGAGTCAGCGATGACTGCTGTACTTGGTACAAGTGAAAAAGCAAGATCTGAACTTCAATTCTTCATCGGTACTGCGGATAGACTGAATGCTCCACTCACATCTGGCGTCAATGCTTATAAAGACTTCGTAGCTGCGATGGTAGGGTCAGATATATCTATTGAGAAGACCCGTGCTGCGTATGAGTCTCTTGCTAAGTTTGGTCGTGTTGTTGGTATCACTCAGGACAACATGAACGGTTCTCTAAGGGCCTTCAGTCAGGTAGCAAGTAAGGGTCAGTTGTATCGCGAAGAATTGCAGCAGCAGCTCTCTGAGCGTCTTCCCGGTGCTCTATCTATGGTATCTAAGGGTTTGGGTGTAACAACCAAAAAACTTAACGAAATGATGGCAGCGGGTGAAGTTTCAGCCGAGATGTTCTTTGATGCCATCACCAAGTCAATGAATGCAATTGCTGATCCGGGACTAGCTGGAGCCATTGGTAATCTTGCTGGTACATGGCAACACTTCATAAACGTATTTCAGAAGTTTGTGGTATTTCTACGTGATGCTGGTTCCGCTGACATTATGAAAAATATCATTGTGAACCTTACTGACTTTGTAGAAGGTATGATGCCTGTACTAACAGTACTTGTTATATCGTTCGGTAGAGCTTTAGAGTTCGTTACGAATATTTTAGGTACTCGTGCTGGTGGATTTATTGCTTCCATGTTACTAGCATCGTTTGCTATCAAGGGTATGATTACAGGACTACGCGCGCTAGGAATAATGATAGCTGGTGTAACCGGTCTTCGCACACTGGCTGCAAGTCTCACTATTGTTGGTGCTGCTGCCGGTGGTGGTGCAGCGGGTGTTTGGGCGATGGTTACTGCGGTCGCTGCTCTTGTTGCAAAATTTGTAGCATTGAGTGCGTTTGTTGCAATACCTGCTTTTGTTGCGAACTTAGGATATGGATTAGTTGCAAACGAAGAAACTGGCACTCAGCAAGTTCTTCAGGATGTTGCCACCAAGTTTGGTGCGCGTGAAGACTTCATGGGTAATGTTATTAAGTCTATACGTGGTGCAACAGGTATGGATTTCATAGCAGGGTTATTCTCTGATCAGAAAGATGCTGCGCTTAATAGAGGCGGTGGTGGTGGTTCAGGTTCAACCAGTAATAGCATAGAGATTAATATTAATGCACCCGGTGGTGATCCTAACGCTATTAAAGAGGCAACTACACAAGGTGTAAATGATGCTTTGTCATCGCAAGTTAGAAATAGCTCAATGTCAACAGCAGGAGGGTTCAACTGATGCTGATCTATATTATGTCAGACCATGGGTTGTTCTCTCTTGATGCCACGGAGTCCTTCTCTGTTAATTATGCGAACGAAGTTACTGAATACCCTGTTGAATCGGGGTTCAGTATAACAAAAGGCATAATCAAAAAGAACAACACTTTCACGATCACAGGGATTATTTCAGATTATCATTTGAAAGAATCTTATAATTTCAGATCAGACAAAGTACTGAACGACTTGAAAACAATCAAAGAAACTCGGAACTTTGTTTCATTGTCGATTAAAGATAACATCTTCGCTAATCTGATTATCGCTTCCATAGAGGCAGAGGAAAGCTCCAGTGGTGGTATCGCTAAGCGCGTGACAATATCCTTCACTGAAGTACGTGTAGCATCATCTAGGACAACCTCAGTACCTAGAGAGGCACGATTACTTCTTGCTGACCTTGCGAGCCCTAAGACCAACGGTGGTATATCTAATAAGAAAACCATTGAAAAAGATGTTGAATCTAAGACGTGGTATCAAGGTGTCAAGGGGTGGGTGGGTACAATCTTTGGTAAATCGGAGTAACACCATATGCCTTTCATATTAGAAACACCTGAAGATCAGTCTGATTATGAGTACTCTGTCACTTTGAGTGGTCTGGAATACATTATCAGAATAACATGGAATGAAGTATTTAATTCATGGTTCATGAGTATAAGAAATTATGCAGGTGACCCTGTTGTACTCGGTGTAAGAATAGTATCTTTCCAACCACTTGTTAATATTTATAAATCTTCTAACGTACCAGACGGTCGAATTATTTGTGTTCAGAACTATGAGGGTTCATGGGAAACTCCTTCTCGTGATTCTTTTACAGATGGTACACATAGTCTCATTTATATCACAGAGGCTGAGCTAGATGAAACTTTTACGTAAATACAGATTGAGAATTGGTTATCCTGAGAAAAGATATACTACCGAAATCGACACAGGAATCATGGAGTCTTCTGCAAATGAGATTACTGATTTACATATTGATTTCACTGTCACGAAGTCGGATAACTCAAGTGACACACTGAATACTGCGAAGATAAGCATTTACAACTTAAATGACCAAAGTAAGCGATTGATCGAGAAACCTGACTCAGTGGTTATTCTTGAAGCTGGGTGGGAGAATGACTCGTTTGGTCTAATCTTCCAAGGCGACATTGTAACCTATAATCATGTTAAAAATGGTGCGGATTGGGTTACCACTGTTGAATGCGCGGATGGTTATGTTGGTGTTCGTGAGGCAATCGTAAGTAAGAATTACCCACCTGATACAAGCGTACAGTCCATCCTTACTGATTTGATTAAAGGTGAGGCTGGTGATGAAGTGTATTACAGTGCGATCGGCGTTCAGTTCACAAGACCTCCTCTAGGGTTAGGTTTAGCTATTGGTGAAATGAAAGGATTGGGTATATTCGATACCTATGAGAATGGTTTGTCAGTGAGTAAACCCACAAAGCAAGCTATAGACGACATATGTTACGCGCATCGGCTCAAGTGGTCGATACAAGACGGTAAAGCATACGTGTCGGGTATTAGAGGTGATGAAAGTCCTAAATATACAATGCCTCTAATTTCAGAAGAGACAGGATTAATACAATCGCCTGAAATTATCTATGAAGCTATCGCTAAGCGTAAAAATGATAAAACTCCCGTCAAGGGTTACAAATTTAAATGTACAATGAACCATGAAGTTCTTCCTGAGATTTTCGTCAAGATTGTATCCGAACAAGTTGATGCTATCGCTAAAGTTAAGAAAGTGAGGCATAGCGGTTCGTTTGAAGGTGGATCTTGGGATACTGAAGTAGAAGCAATTGTGCAGGAGTTCTAATGAATAATTCACCCACACTGGGTAATCTGATTGATTCTAGAATTAGATATACTCTAAGCGATCTTCACACTGCACTTCCTTGTACTGTTCTTGCGTACCACCCATCTACTCAATCAGTTGACATACAACCTTTGATTCGAAAAGAATACTCGAACGATTACATTGCAGATCTACCCATTATTCAAGGTATCCCTTTACTTTTTCAAGGTACCACTAATTCGTTAATATCCTTCCCAATTAATGTCGGTGATATCGTGTTAGCTGTATTCTGCGAAACCAGTATCGACAAATGGGTTAATTCTCAAGGTGAGAAAGTTTCTCCCGGTAAAGGTCAATTACACGACTTGAGTGATGCATTTGCAATTCCCGGATTACAAACTTTCAGAACCCATAACTCACCGAACCCGGATAATCTTGAAGTACGGTTCAATGTCGGTACATCTAATGAAACATCTGTAAAAATGAAACAAGATGGTTCTGTCGATATCAATGCTCCGTTGAAAGTTAATATCAATAGCCCATCATCTGAGTTTTCCGGCGACGTTACAATTTCCGGCGATATACAAGTTGATGGTATTTCTACGTTAACAGGTGATGTCCAAGCAGATGGTAGTATTGTGGTTGTGGGTACAGTTACTGCTGATGATTTCATAGAGGTTTAACATGAACACAGATATTTATCTTGATCCAGTAACACATGACATTTTGATTGAAAACGGTACACCTAGATTAACATCCGATGACCTCGAAGATGCCGCCCAGAGACTGAAGATTCGCATCTGGATATTTCAGGGTGAGTGGATACTAGATACAAGGGAAGGTGTACCGTACTACCAACAGATTCTTGATAAAACATCCAGAGCTGCTGTTGATGCAATACTTAGGGCAAAGATCCTTGAAGAACCTTTGGTTGAAAGAATTAACCAATTTTCATCTACCTTCGATAAGGCTAACAGAAGTTATGAACTTGATTTTGAAGTTATCTTGACCACGGGTGAAACACTAACGCAAACTTTTGAAATTGGAGTTTAATAATGGCAGGTCTTACAGATCAAGGTTTTGACATTAAGCGATATGATGATGTCATCGGTGACATGAGGGATCGCGCTGAAGAACTCTTTGGTTCAGGTATTGATACTTCTGTAAATAGTCTGCTAGGTCAGATTGCCCAGTTGTCTGCTGTTGAGATGGCTATAATTTGGGAAGAAATGCAGAAGGTTTATGACTCGTTCAATCCTAACGCTGCTGCAGGTAAGTCACTTGATGATTTAGCATCCCTCGTTGGTGTTTTCCGTTTAGGTGCGACAAGTACTTCCGGATACATTGAATTCAAAGCTGACAATGGTACTACTGTTCCTCGATTCACACAGGTACAGCAAAAAGACACCAAGGATTTATATCAGACAACAGAACAGGTTACAGTATCTACAAATAACGCATATTCGGCGCTATTGAAGATTACAAATGTTTCCAACAACGCCACTTACCGAATCACTATCGACGGTGCTCAAGTTTCATACGTTACACCTTCGAGTGGTAATACTGTAACAACTATCAGGGATGGTTTATTTGATGCGCTGGACGCAAGTATCGACTATCCTGATCTGACAATTACATCAGTATCAACAGATCAAATCTTTGTTATCCATAATACAGTAACTAACACATTCGCGTTGACTAAGAACTCGTCTCATATTTCTACCGAAGAAGTTGAAACTCCAATTTTTGTTGAAGCAATTAATGTTGGTCAATTGTCCGCACCAAGTGAATCCATTACTGTTCTATCAACACCTGTATCCGGTGTCATTTCTGTAAACAACGCCTCTTCTCTTATCATTGGTCGATTAGTGGAAACTGATGACGAGTTAAGGTTACGTCGAGCAGAATTGCAAAGTTCGGCAGGTAAAGCAACTCCTGAAGCAATCAGAAAAGCACTGTTGAATATTCAGGGTGTGTCTTCTGCTGTTGTGGTTGAGAATAGAACATTAACTGTAGACGCTGATGGTCGTCCCCCTAAGTCGTATGAAAGTGTTATTTTAGGTGGTGCGAATGAATCTTTAGCTGAAACTATTTGGGAGTTCGGTCCTGCTGGTATTGAAACATACGGTACCTCTTCTGAAGTAATTCAGGACAGCAATGGTGATTCTCATACTATTTTCTTCTCACGACCTACCTCGTTATTTATCACGGTAGATGTAACATACTCTAAATATAATGAAGAAATTTTCCCTCTTAATGGCGAAGATGCGATTCGCGATGCAGTTCTTGCATACGGTGATACTCTAGGTCTTGGTGAAGATGTAATTCCTCAGAGATTCTTTGGTGATATTTTCGATGCTGTGTCAGGTATCCAGAGCTTAATCATTACGGTTGGTTCAAGTTACAATGAGAACGATACTCCAGCATTGAGTTCTTCACCTGTCAGTGTGCCTGCTCGTGAAATACCTTTGTTCTCAACACTTCGTTTGACTATTTCAGAAATTTAATATTTAAGGGGCCAACATGGCAGTTAATGATTTTGAAATTAATGGCGCACCTATAAATGGTGATGTCAGTGAGTTAGCCCCTGTTGATTTCGGAATAGCGATTGCAGACAGAATCAAACTTAGG